CTTTTTAATTGAGAGATCCAATTTTGGCGATTGGATGCGTGAAAATATGGATTATAAGTTTGGTGTTGTTTCCCCTGAACCTCCACCGCAGTTTTTTTATTCGCATTGTAAAAATCCAAAGAGAGCCTACTGCCAACGACAGGAAGCTCTTCGAAAACTATATCGTGTTTCCAGTACGTGAGCAGAAACTGTTTTACCCTCCATTGGATTTTACTTCTGGACTTACACTCCCAATTAATAATATATTTTCTAGCGTTTTTAAGAATCTTTTCTTTACCACTAAGTGTTTTGAATTTCATTAGGTTTCGAGGAGATCATGTCTACAAAATACTTATGTAGGAATTTGACGAGTTTCGGATTAGATTCTATAAATTCAAAAATAGAATTTTCTCCCTGAAACTTTTCAGGAGCTTCGAAGCCGTTTTCCTTTAAAGTAACGGCAAAGTCTTCAGCGACGTAATACCAAGCGCCAGAGCGAGTCACCACTTCCCAACGCATAAGCATGTCAACAATTTCTTTTTCAAGCCAAATAGAGCGGCCATCGGTGCGCCCATATTTAATTGGATAAGAGAACTTCACTTTGCTTTTCTCATTTGGGCTTTTTTTAATTACGACTTTACACAAATGACCAATGATTGGATTTTTGATAGGATCAGACTTTTTTATGGATGGGTCTTTTAAAATAATATCTCCTTCAAATCGAGGTTCAAATTCAAAAATAAAATCGGCAAAATGGAGAAGAGCGTTGCCTCCCGTTGCGGAAGTTTGACGAATTGGAGCGGAGCTATAAGGGTCGATCCTAACATCGCTTCTCACTTGTGAAATAAAGACTGCCATGTGCCCGCGTTTTTGAAGAGCAATTGACATGCGTTTCATTAAGTCTGAAGCGAGAACAGCTCCACCAGCAACCTTTTTGGATTCTTCAAACGTCTTATTTAAATCGCCTTTAGTGATCAGACCGTCAACAGAATCAAGAATAAACATATACTTATTCTGTTCTTCGTTTTTTGTTACTAGCTGCCGCAGCGAATCAACAACAGTCTCGTAAATATTGCACTCAAAAACGAAACAAGTTCCCGCCTCCCATTTCTCTGCGTCGAAAACAAATTTAACGCCAGAGCGCTTTATCATCTCTTCTGAAAGTCTACCTTCAGCCTTAATGAAAAAACCCTTAGCTCCTTCGATAGTATTTAGAAAATTCTTCATTACTTCGAGCGCGGCTGAAGTTTTGCCGCCCTCGGTAAAGCCTACAAATCGATGCACACCCGGTCTCAAACCTCCACCCGTTAAAAGGTCGAAAGTTAACGATCCAGTTGAAACTTTATAAGATATAGCCTCTTCAAAATTATAATGATCTTCTTTTGTATTTTTTAGAAAGGAGCTTAAAACGTTTTTTGAAGATACTGCGTCCTGTTTTTCTTCTTGTTCTTTTGTCTTTTTGGTCATGATAAAAATTGTTTAAGTGTTTTCTTAGTCTGGACTTCGGCATCCTTGCCGATCTTCTCTTCCGTGGAGAGGTCTTCTTTATGAAGGCGACTATAGTAATACTCCTTGTAGTCAACGTCAAGTAGCTTCTTCTTCCAATCTGCGAAGAAGAACGCTAATGTTGGGAACTTCTTTTCCTCTTTGATTTGCACCAAAAAGTCTATGCCGTAAATCTTCTCTAGTTTTTTTAGAAAAACCATTTCCTTTTGCCAGAATCTCTTGTCAGGTTTCGCGGGAAGCTCGACCAGAGACCCGATAATCTTTGCGCGGTTGATCTTTTCTTTCATTCTGCCAGTTGAGCAGAATGAGGAAGATTTGTCAAGACCTATTATGATTTGTTCGATGCCGAGGCTGATCCGAAGTAAAATCCAGTAACAGCGATAAGGCACTGTCTTATTTCCGAGGTAATTAAATTACCGGAGATTTCGACAAAAGCTTTGCTGTTTACGTCCTCGCCAATTAAACCTAAAATGCTCCCGCCGTTGTTATAATCGACTTCAAGATAAGTTGGGATGCCGAGGATAGCCATAACGAATGGAGATATAATGATAGAGAATATAACAGAAACTACGATAAATTGCCTAACGAGTTTGCCTACATCGCCATCTCTTTTAGCGGCCTTGTCCGCAGATTCGTCTGATTTATCGATAGCCTTCATCATGCGGTTAAATCTGTTTTTGCTTTCTTCCGATTTAGCAGCGATTAAACGAAAGATGAAACCAGTAACGGCTCCTCCCATTAGGCTTATAAGTTCAGTAGGCACATATTACTTTACACTCCAAACGCCTGTATAGTTAATGGGAATTTATTCGTTTCTTTAATTAACTCTAGCATTTGGGCGGCGATGTCTCTTATCTCCTTTTGCGCATCTGGCTTATTTCTAAGATTTAAAAAATGACCAAACGAGCGCCAGTTAAACATAACATCAGCAGTGATTTGCGTATTATAAGGTCTAAAATATCTAGCGGATTCTTTGGCTCGCTTACGATTAAAGCCATGATTTTGAACCAAGTCCTCAATACACTTATGATAAAGATCGAGACCTCTTTCTGTATAACTATTAAGAATCTCTTTCCAAGAATCAGGCCAATCCTCTGGAATTAAAAATTCATCTTCTTTGATCTCTTTGTAACGGGCAGATTCTCCGTTAATAGATACTCCTATCCTATGTTTGAGCAAATGAATATGAGAGGCGATATCTGTCTTAACTAAGAAATGCAATGAAGATTTTTCAAAGGGGGTATGGTGTCCATTTTCAGCCAACATCTTTAACAGAGGTCCAATTCTCTGTTTTTTTTCCTCGTCAAGTTCTCTGGACGTAGAAGTCCAAGCCGAGCAAGCGTGAATTTGATCGTCGCCGTAAACGCCAATAAGTTGAACTTTATTTGATCTGTCCATTCCTTTTAATGAACTTAGTTCTGGTCAAAGTCAATACCTTCTGAAGCAAAATCTTTAATTAAAGCCGCCCAATCAACATAATTTGAATATGTTCCGCTGTGCATATGCGTCGCTACACCAGGAAGAGGCGAGAAACAAAGAGCGTGTTTTCCAAAGATTGTAGAAAGTTTACCGTCATTACCGTCTTCTGCATGACATTCTCTAAAAAAATCCACAAACTTTGCGTAATCTTTTTTACGAGTCATGAATGTATGCGTCGTGTTGAGTACTTCCCGCCAGTATCCAGTCTCAGTCTGGAAAATATAACATCTATTCAGCAATCTTCCGTACTGATCTGGATAATCAGTAGGGTGAATAAACCAAGGCATCGAAATATTTGTTTCAGCAAATTTAAGAAAGCCGTTTAATTTAGGCAGAAATGTTTGTGGATTATGTAGATAATCATCCTCCGCGAAATAGATTAAATCTTCATCTTTGAAATCCATAGCTAATCTTGAGCAGTGCAAAAGACTCCCTCCATCTCCAAGCTTTTCCTCCGAATTAAAAGAGTAAACAGGCTTGAGAAGATCGCTCAAGAACGACCACGTATCGTCCGAGACCCTGTCGCCGATTAAATGAAATTCATGATTAGAGTTTTTGACCGACTCTTTTAACGATCTGGCGGCAATTTTGATAATTTCTTTTTTGGGAAGATTGAACGGTCTCGGGTTAAAAGATCCATCCGCGCTTCCATGAAGACTGTTTACAACGTCGCAAGCTCTAAAAATAATTTTCATTAATGATCGGGCTGAGTTTATTGTTTTTTTGTCAAGCGATCTTTCTTAAATCATTATCCACCATTTTTGTGACCAATTCTGAAAAAGAAGTTTTTGGAATCCACCTAATGTGGCGTCTAGCTTCTGTTGAATCTCCTAGCAGAATCTCGACTTCTGCTGGTCTAAAAAACGTTGGGTTAACAACGACCAAAGGACATTTCAATTGTTTATGAATAAATACTTCGTTAATTGTTCCTGGGTCTCCAAGCCAAACCCCTTCTATTCCTGCTGCTGCAAAAGCTAGTTCAACAAATTCTTTTACAGTATGGGTTTCGTTGCTGGACAAAACGTATTCTTTCAATGGGGAGATCAAATCTTTACTGTACGGCCCTTCTTGATAAAGTTCTGACTGCAAATCTTCTCTATAAACTTCTTGATTTAGCATCTTCCAAATGCCATCAACGAAGTCTTCTGCGTCGCTCCAATCTCTCTTGGATAATAGATTACCCAACTCAAGTGGCTTTAGCTTTATTGGTTGATCGCCAGATTCAAGGCTGAGATTAATTTCATTTTTAATTCTCACTACATTAGATGTTATCTTGCGAGTGACAAATTCTGCTCCTCGGCGAGTACCTTCATGATTAAATAGCCACCCTTGAATAGCGTAAAGACAATAAGACTCTCTCCAAACTTTAACGATGTGCCTCGCCGCAGCTTTTGAAGCTCCGTATGGACTTCTAGGACGTAATGGATGACGCTCATCTTGAGGCATGTACATAACGTCCCCGAACTCCTCAGAAGAGCCTGCATTATAATAACGACATGTCGGACAAAATTTCCTTATAGCTTCAAGCTGGAACATCACAGCTAAGCAATTAGTAGTCATGTGATTGAGCGGCATCTCCCAGCTTGATCCCACAAAAGAATTAGCGGCAAAATTAACAAAATAATCCGGTTTGTATTTTTGTATTAAATTTGAAGTGCTTTGAGAGTCGCAAATGTCAGCCTCAACTATTGAAAATCTCGCATCATTTATGTGCCGTATGTTCCCATGATTTGGCACGCTGAGTCTGCGCACAATACCAATTATATTATAATCCGTATTAGCTAATAGATAATCGGCCATATGGCTACCGTCTTGACCTGTTACGCCTGTGATAATAACTATTTTCATGTTTTAGTTTCTGATATTTTTTCTTTTGGGAAGAAGGTTTTTTGAAGTTTTACTTTACAATTATAACGCCTCATGTTTAAATCATCAACTTCTTTTGCTAGTATTTGCCCATATCTCGCTTTCTCTACGGCGGAAAAAGTATCTAAGTTAGATAAATATAATTCTTTATATTGATTCGAGTTAAATATTTTGTCATGAAGCTCCAATCCAACTTGCGATGAGATATGATTAAAACAATCATTAAAAGATGATGCAGCGTTATTTAAATTTTTACGATATTTAACATTTAAGATAGATAAATAATCATAAGCATATCCTTCGTCAACTTGAATAGTTATCATATTATTATTTCCAGTTATAATACTCCGAATTTGGATGATTATAATTCCATTCGGAACTTACAAATCCATTTCCGTCTTGGGGTTGAAAAACATAAGTTTTACAACCAACGGCGGTAGCAAGATGCTCGTCACCAGTGTTAACGCCAACATAAGTCTTAACCATTCTAAGAAGGCAAATATATTTTTTTAAATCTAAATCTGATAACCGCGCTCCTTCAAGATCAAGACTATTAGAAGAGGACTGGCAAATGATTGGGGTTTTAAATTGTTTTTTTAACCGTTCTAATGAAAAATTAGCAAATTCTTTGGTCATGCTTCTCACAGAGGACCATTGTTTAGAACAGGTAGGGACAAAAATGACTGGATTAGGTTTGTCTTTAATATAATCATGCGCCCATTTTTCCGATTCGTAATCTGAATAAAGCACTAAAGGTCTATTGTCTAAAGTGTCAGCTATATCGCCAAATAAATTTCTTAATTTTTGTGTTGCATAGTGGCCAGCTCCGAAATTTTGAATCGACACTATTTCTTCTTTTTTACAGATTTCTACTGAAGCTAGATTTTGAAATAAAATAGAGTAATTGCTTTTTTCCTCTATCAGTTGAATTGTAAATTTATTTGGAAAGTACTTGCATACAGATGTCAAAAGTAATGTATCACCGAGACCAGTTGATTCAGTTCCGAATTTCATATTTATTCAAAACTTCATCACAGAAAATATCTTTTAAATAAATCTTCTTTTGGTTTTTTGTAAGTTCTTTGTGAACGTACCAATCTTCAACTGGGCCATGATTTATCAAATTAACATTTTCTATTAGAATTTCGTATTCATTTCCAAATTTATCAATCGCGTCTTGCTTTAAATTTTTATATTGAATATCGTTTTTCAAATAGAGGTTGTGTTCGAATGTTATAAATTTAAATTTATATTCATTTGTCGGCAATTGTTTTAAAACATATGGCGTTGCTTCGTCTATGTCGAAAGATAGGTAATCTATAATTTTAGGGCATCCGCTTTCTTTCAAAACCTGCTCAATTGAGAATTTTGTTAGGTCTTTGCAAATAGCTTTTGTTTTTCTATTGTTTTGGAAGTTTTTAATTAAATCTTCATTATAATCAATCGATAACCCGTCCCATCCGAACTGCTCTAACAGAAATGTGTTGTTTCCGCACGGACGAGATACCCCGTCTCCACATCCAAGATCTAAAAAAAATCCTTTTTTATTTTCGAAAAAGTTTAAAACAAAAATATCCTGCATGATTTGAGATTTATAAAACTTCATCGTGTTCGTTTATTTTTTAGTGGCAGAAATGTATATGTTTAAATTATGAGAAATAGGGTTTCTTAGCAACACCTCGTCTATAGTATCAAATTTAACTTGATCGATATCAAAATTATTTTGCTCCAACAATGAAACAAGAAGTTCACGAGAGTATGCAGATTTGTGGAAATCTTCAATTCTAGAGGAGCCGTCAACCCAATTTTTACCAGCGAAAAGCATATAATTAACAACTTCCATATTCCATACATTTGCATGGTATGCTTTTATAATTAAATCCCAGCAGATAGTCTGAATGAATAATTTACCTCCGCTTTTAGAAATTTCAGACCAATTTTTAATACTTTTTTTTGCATCTTCGAATGGAAGATGCTCTATAACATCTCTTGCGTAAATTTCGTCTACTGACTGTTTTTCATATTTAAGATCTCTAATGTCCATTTTTATAACACGACTATTAATTGGACACGTATCTATATTAACATACCCTTGTTTAATATCTGGGCCGCAGCCAAGATTTAGTTTAATTAAATTACTCATTGCGGTTAAATACTAAACCGCAAGCAATGCAATTCTACAGAATTAATCTGTATCTTTTTATTCGCCAGTTTTCTGATCTATCAGATAATCGTAAACAGTGCTCATGTAATCATCCATAAGCGCCAATTTAGCAGCGATAGACGGCTCGGAAAATTCAAGCGCGATTTCTGGATCTTTGTTCATTGCGTCGATAAGCGCTTTGGCCTTGCTCGCGATGGTCGAGAATGTTTGCTCCGCCATTTCCATCTGCTCTTCGTGAAGATACTTCATGTCTTCGATATCAGGCTCGATAGATTCAACTGAGGCTAGAGCGGTGTTTAATTTAAGAAGGTCTTCTTGATCGTGAACCTCCTCTTCTACGGAACCTTTAGTTACTTGGGTAACAGATTTGCCACCCTCCCACATACGACAGCTCCAATAACGTGCTTTCCATTTTGGACCGGGGTTAGTGTCGCAGTGATGACGAGCCCGAAAACTCTTACGATTATCTGGGTCGTCACGTTTAATCTCCATGTTTGGATCGCCAAACTTTACCATTATAACGTTGCCTTTTGGGCTCTTAACGTAAACGCCAAATTTCTTTTTAGAACCAGAAGGAAGGCGAAATGGCTTATTGAGCGTTTTGGTTTCAGCTTCGCTGTAAGTAGCTTCGATAGCGGCCTGAGCCTTCTTCCAAGATTCTTTGCTGGGTCTATCTGGGGAGCCAGATTTTGCTGGGCGGTAGTTTTTGCCCATCTTCTTCTTTTTGTCCCGAATGTTGTCCCAAAGGCCGCGCTTGCCAGCCTCCGAAATTTGTTTAGAAAAGTCTAGTTCCATATGTTTATATTACACTAACAATATTATCTTTCCAACCGATTCATTTATCAATGAGCGATCTTGGATTATTAGAAAATGATTTAGCTAATTTTATAAGACCCTGTATTAGCTCTGGACTAACCACTCCAATAACACCATAAGTAATAGCTTTTGTTATTGAACTTAATTCAACTTGTTCAATCAAAAACCAAGCCATAGTTGTGGTGATTGTAGCTACTACAATTTTTTTAATATACTCTAACCAATCGGCCCTCTTTAAAGGCGAAGTTATAAGACGTGCTAACATGCCAGCAGCGCCTATTAGA